CAAGGCCATCCCGAAGCGGATTTACGAGCGCATCGCCGCGGCCGATTCCGATCAGCTGCTGCTCAGCCATCGCCGGGATCTCGCCATCATGGATGAACTGCTCGAGGAGCAGCTGGAGCGGCTCAGCGACGGCGGAAACGGGCAGGCCCTCACGCAGATCCGGACCGCCTGGGCGGCGGTGCTCAAGGCGCGGGAGGAGCCCGACAAACTCGCCGGCGCGCTGGAGCAGCTGGGGCAGGTTATCGGCGCCGCCGGCGACGAGGAGAAAGCCCGCGCGGAGCTGGTCCGCCTGATCGGCGCGCGGCGCGAGCTGGCGCAGTACGAGCACCGCCGCACCCTCGAGCTCTCCCAGGCGATCCGGCCGGACGAGCTGGGCGTGATCATCGTGCGCATCCTCACCGTGATCAAGCGGGAGGTCAAGGACACGGAGGCGCGGCAGCGGATCGCCCGCGAGCTCGACTCCCTGGCGCGGCAACCCGAGGCCGTAAACTGATCACCTGATGCTCGACCAGCGCGTGCGGATGTACCGCGATCTCAGCCAAGGGCTGCTCGATGAGACCGCGCACGAGCTGCTCCCCGGCTGGAAATACACAGAGCGGCAGATGTCCGCGGCGGTCTCCGAGGCCGACGAACTGCTGTTCGGCGGCGCGGCGGGCGGGGGCAAGTCCGGCCTGATCCTCGCGCTGGGGCGCCTCAATCACCGCCGCGCGCTGGCGCTGCGCAAGTCTTTCCCCCACCTGAAAAAAACCCTCATCTCCCGCAGCGTGCAGATGTTCGGGCAGGCCCACAAATATTTCAACCGGTCAGATCACATCTGGCAGTGGCCGAGCGGCAACGTTTTCCAGTTCGGCAACATGCAGAACGAGGATTCAATCGGCAACTACCTGAGCACGGAGTACGATTACATTGCCCCTGACGAGCTCACGCAGTTTTCAATCCTGGAGTACATCTCGATCCGCCGCTCGCTGCGCACCGACGCGCACGGGCAGCGCACCCGCACGGTGGCCGCGACCAACCCGGGCGGCATCGGCAACGACTGGGTGATGGAGCGGTGGGGCGCGTGGCTGGACGAGGCGCACGAGAAGCCGGCCGCGCCCGGTGAGCTGCGCTGGTACTGCCGGATCGGCGACCGAGACACCGCCGTGCCCGGCCCCTGGCCGATCAAATACAAGGGCGAGGATCTGATCCCGCTCTCCCGCACGTTCATCCCCGCCAAGGTGAGCGACAACCCCCACATCAACCGGGAATACATTGCGCAGCTCCAGAGCCTCTCCGAGCCCTTCCGGTCGCAGCAGCTGCACGGCGACTGGAAAGCCGGGCAGGTGGAGGACGCCAACCAGGTGATCCCCCGGAAGTGGCTGCGCGCCGCGATGAACCGGTGGCAGCCGAGAAAGACGCACGGACCGGCGGAGATCGGGACCGACATCGCGGCCGGCGGCACCGATCAGACCGTGCTCGCGCGGCGGTGGGGAAACTGGTGGGGCCAGCTGCAGAAAGTCTCCGGCGCGCTCACCCCGCTGGGCAGCGACGTGCTGGCGTTGATGCTGCCCGAGCTCGCCGCCGGCAGCACGGCGAACTGTGACGCCATCGGCGTGGGCCTGGCGACCATCCAAGCGGCGCGGGATGCCGGGCTGATGAACCGGGTTATTCCGATCCAGTTCGCCGGTGAGGCGCCGTACCTCGATCGCTCCCGAACGATGGGCTTCGCCAACGTCCGCGCCTGGGGTTTCTGGAATCTTCGGGAGCTGCTCGACCCCGACCGCATTCTGGAGCGGGGCGAGGAGCTGCCGGAGATCCCGCCCGACCCTGAGCTGTTCACGGATCTCACCGCGCCCAAGTTCGAGCTGCGCGGCGGGCGCATCCTGATCGAGAGCAAGGAGAAAATTAAAAAGCGTATCGGCCGCTCTCCGGACTGCGGTGATTCGGTCGTGCTATCATTGGCAGCGCCCCGCGGTTTCGACATGGAGCGGTACTCCAACAGCGTGCTTGCAGGAGATCCAACGGAATGATCAAAGCCAACCCGGCGCCCCCCGCGTACGATCCCCCCTACAACGTCGCCAACCTCAGCGCGGACGGCGCGATTATCAGCCTGCCGAAAATGATCAAAATCAATAACACGGGGGAGGGGCTGTGATCCAGGTGCGCGCGGGCGATTTGATCCCCGCAAAAATTTATCTCTTTCGCTCGTGGGTGCCGCTGGATTTCCTGGCCGACTTCGGAGCGGACGCAGCGATCCACGTTTACGCATACCCCGACAGCGTGGTGGATCCGGAGGAGCGCATTGAGCTCAAGGCCGAGCTGGTGCAGCCCAACCTCGTGACGTTCACCGTTGAAAAGGCGGACGACACCGGCGCGCTGGCGGCCGGCAATTACGGGATCATCGTGCAGGTTGACGACGACGCCACGGAGCCGACGCTCTCTGAGTTTTTCCCCGCGAATGGATCTGAGCTGCTGATCGTGGGGACGCCCGCATGAGGTCGCTCGATCTCCTCCGCCAGATGTGGACCCGTGACGCGCCCCCGCGGCCGGCGCCGCAGGTTGACGTTGCGCAGTATCAAGGCACATGGCTCTCTCCGGGCGTGCCGCGTGAACCGCACTTCGTCGCCGCCACGCCGCGGTATTACGATTACACCACGGGCGTGAACTACGACAGCACGCCGCGCAGTGAGTTCCCCAACCTCGTGAGCTTCGCCAAGCTGTGGGCGTTCCAGCGCGCCACGATGACGCCGCGGGTCTGCATCTCGTTCCGCTCCCGCCAGATCACCGGCGTGCCGTGGGAAGTGGTGCAGCGCGACGGCATGGGCCCCGAGGATAAAGGCCGGCAGCAGCAGGCCTCCCGCCTCCTGGAGAAACCCGACGCAACGCAGAATTGGAACTGGGAGCAGTGGATGCTCGCCTCGCTCGAGCAGATTTTCACGGATGACAGCTGGTCGATTTTCCCACTGCGATCCCGTAATGGCCAGGTCTCCGAGCTGATGCTGTGCGACGGGCAGATGTTCAAACCGCTGCACAGCTACGAGACCGGCGGCCGGCCGCTGCCCCCGAATCCCGCTTATCAGCAGTACATCACCGGGCTGCCGTACACTTGGTTCACCAGCGACGAGCTGATCTATTTGCCCACCCGCCCGCGCGTCAACTGCACATACGGGCTCTCCCGCCTGGAGGCGGTGTATCTGCTCGCGGTCGGCGCGCTGATGTATGACAACTACTGGATGAACTGGTTTAAGGAGGGCAACCTGCCGGAGGTGGTGGCGCTCTCGAATCCCGACAGCTGGAAAACAATCAACCCGGACGAGTACCGCCGCTGGCAGGAGATGAGCGACAAGGTGAGCGGGCTCACCACGAAGCGCCGGCGCATGCATCTCGCGCCCCCGTTCATCCGGGACGTGAAGCCGGTAAAAGATTTCGAGTTCAAGCCGGAGCTGTGGCAGACCCTCGCGCGCAATTTCGCGATCGAGTTCGGCGTGCCCACGCATCTTTTCGTCTCGGAGACCAACCGCGCCACCGCGAAAGAGGTCAACGAGGTGCTGGTGGAAATGCCTTTCCGCCAGGATCTGATGACGTTCAAGCGGTGCTTTGACGAGATCCTGCAGCGCGCCGGCTTCCCGGATTATGAGTTCGTGTGGCGCCAGCCGCCCGACTACCGGAAAGAGGCGGTTGAGGGAATTATCCAGATGGTGACGGCCGGGATCATGACCATCACCGAAGCCCGCCGCGAGCTGAGCCTCGAGCAGGAGGGCGACATGGAGCAGCCCGAGGGCGTGATCGCGGATCCCAACCAGCTCGGCGCGAAGCCGGTGCAGACCGACCGCATGCCGCAGATCGTGAGCGCGAGCAAGGCCGCGGCGCGCCTGCGGGTGGATCCCCGCCGGCTGGGCGGGCAGTCCCGATTCAAGCGGGCGGTGGCCGTGGATCAGATTTACAAGCCCGTGCTGGCCACCCTGGACCGGATGCGGCGCGAGGAGCTGATCAAGGCCGCCGAGATGGCCCGGCACCGCGGCAAGCACGTCAAGCCGGTGCCCGCGGAAAATGCCTGATCCCGAGATCGTCTCGGCGTATCAGCGCATCATGCGGCTGGCCGGCGGCGCGAGCTACGGCGGCAACCCGGCATTTTCAGATTTCGACGCGGCGGCGCAGGCCCGGCTCGACGCCTATGCGGTGAAGCTGGCCAACACCCTCGAGCGGTCCGTGTTCAACTCCCCGAAGATCCGGGAGGCGGTGCAGGAGAGAATCGAGGCGTGGATGGCGAGCGGCGACGAGCTCACCCTGTCCGATCTCTCCCTCGACCTGGAGCCGCTGCTGGGCGGCGTGCGCGCGCTGATGATCGCCCGGACAGAGACCGGCGCCGCGTACAACGGCGCGGCCGCATATGGGTACGCCGCGGCCGGTTTCACGCATGTGGTGTGGATCGCTTCCCCCTTCGCCTGCGAGGAATGTATCGCCCTGGACGGGCAGGTTTTCAGCATCGAGGAGTACGCGGCGGCGGCCATCGCGCACCCGAATTGCAGCTGCGGCGCGGAGCCCGAAGTCCCGGCCGAGCAGACGGGTGAGGGTGACGACGAGGATCAGGCCTTCGAGGAGGCAGCGTAAAATATCGTCATGAGCTGGAAACTGA